AAACCTTGCATAGGTGCTAGGGGCTGGACTATGGTAAGGAGTTGGATCAAGGCGATAAGCATCCTTGGTTCACATAAGCATTTCCACTCGCCATTGGGTGGTTTGCGTGCCCTTAGATCTATTGCTCTGTGTGAAAGACACATTAACAATGGCATTCCGATATTGGGTGCATGGGCCGACATGATGTTGCGCCACACTAGTGGTGTAAAGGCGATAGCGCTTGAACATATGGATGACCAGCGCTATCTCCTTGAAAGTGTTGGCACATTAAGCGTCGCAGTTCTAGAACGAGAACAAACTGTAAAGCCTACCTTGGAATCTTATCTGTCATTTTGTGATGCTTTCGGGATTGGTTTGTGTCGTGTGCGTGCTTTGGAGGCTGAATTGGAAACTGTGGACTTCCCGAACCTGCACAAGTTTCAGAGTAGGGAGGAGGTTTTTGTCGGCAAACGGCGGCATTATATCTTCGATGACCCATGACCTCTTGTGTAAGTTTCCCTTTCAGGCCGGAGCATGGCTTTAGTCGGTCTCCATATCGCTGATGTAGCGGGTTAAACGACGTATAGGCGGTTTTGCTGGGGCATGGGGGTGAAAACTAAGGACCTGATGTGCTGACTCGCTGGAGATTGTGAGCTGATGAACACGAAGTACAGGTGAGATCGAGTTGTTTGCTAGGGTAACCAGGCCCGCTCGGACTTGTGCTCGCTGATAGCGTCGGATTCGGGGACGGGTCTCCCTCGCGGTTTTCGTTCATTGGCCCTGCGTTGGGGCAACTGCGAGTCGTCTGGCATGGAAAGAGCCCGGTGGGTGTCTAAAACCTTTAGTTTGGGGGGATTGGGACGTCACGACCCCAGTCCATTCACAGGGTCCACCCCGTCTGAGTTTATATTGGGGAAGGGATACATCCATGAGTGGGGAGGCCTCAGGCGAGACGATGCCGCATTCCCATGTTTTAGGTATTTCCGCCGTACTTAGTCTTGTTAAGGACGTCCTATGAAGATGTGAGTAGTAGGACATTGTTCGCAACGAACCCGGCTGCGGTGATGCACCGAAGAAAGAAGCGCATGCGATAGCAGGTTGTGGGTGTAACGGTCTTGCTCAGTTAATGGATCTGGTTGTGGATCGGGGCAAGAAATTTCACACTATATTCAAATCCGTGAGGTTGTTGAAGCCGTGGATCAAGTGAAAGATTGGTAGTAGGTGTGTGTGCCCTGTGACTAACACACATTCAATTGGGGATTGGAGCCCCCAAACCTGGTGCCCTTTGGAAGCTTGTGAAGCGTTGGATGCAGAGGATCCATCAGTGCATTGGATGGCTGATGCCCGTGATCGCTTATGTCATGGGGTTTAGAAGAAAATCGACACCTGGTTGGTCGTAATCCAAAACGCCTTCGGGCGGGGTCTGTAGAT